CACGTCACCGTCTTCGGTGAGCGTGAACTTTCCTGCGCGTACCGCGTTGCGCAGGTTCACGACGGACCCGCCCAGCGATGTCTGCCCGAACGTCGGGTCAATGACGATCGGGTAGGCCGCCTCGGCGGCCCACTTCTCCGGCACTGTGATGGTCCGCGTACCGGCCGTGGCATCGATCTGCAGCGTGCCGTAGATCGTGCGCCCGTCGGCAGCGCGGATCAGCGGGCGGCGGATGTGCGCGATCTTGCCGGTGCGGTAGATCCCATGCTTGCGGGTGCTGTGATAGACGGCGTACGAGCCGACGATGTCGACCGGGCGGCTGGCGATGACCGTGCCTTTGGCGTCGAGCGCCTCGGTCTCGGTGGCGCTGGCTACATCGGGATCCGCCAGCACATCGGGGTCGGCGTCCAGCGCGGGCTGATAGTAGAACGCGCAGTTCCGGCTCTCCAGGGAGAGCACGAGCGGCCCCGACGGGGGGCTCGCCAGCACGATTTCCCATTCGAGCCCGCCGCCCTCGAACTCGGGCGTCGACGGATCGGCATCGATCAGCCAGAAGCGGCTCTTGGTATCGCCTGCCTCGTGCTCGATGACGCTGCCGTCTCGCGCGAGCGTGCCGGCCTCTGCGGTCGGGAGCCCGACGGCAAACCACGCCTCGTCGTCGCCCGGCCAGCGCGCCAGGCGCACCGCCGGAACGAATCGATCCTCGGTCTTGAGATCGCCGACTTCCGCCCGATACCCGTCACGCTCACGCGTGAGCGTGTTTTTCTCGATCGCCCACTCATTGCCGAGCGCATCGCCGAGCAAGTCCTGCGTCAACCGATCGGCCATCAGTGCGCGGCGACTTTCCGGGCCAACTTTTTACGCGGCGTCGCTGCTGCTGTGCCGCCGTCATCGCCGCCATCATCGGGTCCGGCGGGAGTGAGCTGAGCGACGGCACCGCAGGCGAGCAGCGGAGCAGCGGCGGCGTCGTCGAGCTCGATGGTGGCATCGACCTCATACCGCGCGCCGCCGTGTTTGATGGGGGTAGCGACTGTGTACTGTTTCACGGGCGTCTCCCTTTCGCGGTGCTCTTGCGCTGCCGGTCGATGAACTCGACCAGCCGGGCGGCATGCCCGACGGTGGCCGTCATCTCACGCAGCATCGCCATGACCTCGCGCAGCTCCCGGACGGCCTCGTCGAGCTTGATGTGGTCCTCGAAGAGCTGGCGCACGTCATCGTGCAGGGTGCGCGTGGTCGCCTCGACGTCCGTGATCCGCTGGTTGACGCCATCGAAGGCCCGATTCATGAGCTGGCGCAGATCGGAGATCTGCTCCTCGACGGTCAGTTTCGCGCGCGCCGCGGGGCGTTTCGGGGGCGCGCTCACAGCACGCCTCCGAGCAGGCCGCGCAGGATGATCGCCCGCATCTGCTCGCAGCCCAGCCACAGGGCGGCGAGGGCAGTGGCCGCGAGCAGACGCACCAGCATGTCAGTGCGCCGGCGCCCCATCATGCGCCGCCGGCGCCGGGAAGCCCAAGCGCGGGCACGGCCCCAGAGCGCTTCACCGACGGTGCGGATGTCCACGGCGATCCGTCTCCTGCGAAAAAATAGGCCGGGTTTGGCGCGCCTCCCCCGGCCACTGTCTCCCCTTGGCGTTGGGATCAGGCAACGGCCGCGCTGATGAGGTAACCCGCATCGGCGGCTGCCATCACGGGCGAGAGCTCGTCCGTGACCGGATAGATCCAGCTCTTGGCGTTGCGGTCCTGGTAGGGCTGCTCGACGATGGGATACCCGCTCAGCCGGTAGGTGTAGCCGTAGCTGGGCAGCCCCATGTCCGCCATCGAGCCGAGCTCGGTGTACGCCACCACCACGAACTTGCCCCAGACATCGGCCAACGCGCCGCTGGCGTCCTCGTAGACCGCGTCGCCGACCCGCACCTGGCGCACATCCCACAGCGCGGCGAGCAGATCCGTGGTCACGACGTCGCGACCGGTGTACTTGATGCGGTCGATGATCTTGCTGTGCGTCTTCAGCGCCGCGAACACTGCAGCACCGAGCACGACGACATTCGCTCGCCGCCCGACCTTGGCGCGCACGGCCTCCTTGGCCGTCTCGATGTCGCCGTTCGGGTCGCTGGCGGACGGATCCGACCACTGGTCGGTGCCGCTCAGGGTCACTTTGTTGCCGCTGGCATAGAGGGCGGCGTTGGTCGCCAGACCCGCCTGTGCCTTTTCAGTGCGCAGCGCGATGATGTTCTGCGTCTTCATCACCGCGATGGAGCCCTGGTCGATGCCCGGTACGGCAGCCGCATCCTGCATCAGCTCGAACGGCACCTGGCCCTCGAGGGCGTGCTGCTCGAGACTGTAGGGAACGCTCGCATAGCCGTACTGCACGCGCTTGGTGTTGGCGCCGGGGGCGCGGCCGGTGGCGTACAGGCGGAAGTCCTCGCGCGAGAACGACACGATTTTGCCGCCACGCTGCTCGACCGGCACGGCCGGGAACAAGGCGGCGCCGACCATGTCGGCGTTGCGGTAGCCCTGTGCGACCGTGGTGAGGATCGGATCGATGACGCGGGCCTGGCTCGGGGTCTGCTGCGGCATGGCTGGATCTCCTGAGGGTGAGTCCCGCGTCAGGCGACGTTCGGGACGAGCAGCGCTTCAATGAACTCGCCGGCGCCGCCGGCGGCCTGCAGCGCGAGGGCCACCGTGGCGCCGGAGATGGCCCACATGAGCGCGCGCCCGACGCTGTCGGCCTTGAGCGTGGCCCCCACCGCGACGGCGGCGCCGGCCTCGACCACGGTGGTCCCGAGGACGTCGACGGGGATCTTGTCCGCCGCGACGGCGGCGCTACGGGCTACGCCGAGCGTGTTCGCGTCGGCCCCTGCCTGGGCGCCGGCGGGGGTCACGAACCGATGCGCGCCGATCGTGCCGGCCGCGGTCACGGTCAGGGTCAGGATGGGGGTCGACTGCTGGCTCATGATGGTGTGCTCCTGTCGGGGCGCTGCGCGCGCTCAGCCCACCGCCCGCACGGCGGTGAGATAGTCGGTGTCCGGGTGCTGGCGCTGGAACTCGAGGGCCTTGCGATGCTGCGCCAGGCGCCCCTCGTCGACCGCGTAGCCGCCGGGCACCAGGATCGGGGCTGCCTCTCGCTCCAGCCGCTGGCCGGCGTCGGACTGCTCGCCGACCGGGACCTGCTTGCCGAGCGCCTGCATGAACGCGAGGAACCAGGCGCGCGGCGAGAGTTGCGCCTTGCTGGCCGCGGCGCCCTCGCCGCGGCTGAACTCGAAGCGCGCTGCCTCGTCGTCGGGCAGCGCGAGCACGAACTCGACCATGCCCTCGGCCTGCGCGGGCGTGAGCCGGCCGGCGTCGATGGCGGCGGTGATCTGCGCGCTGTACTCCTGCGTCAGGCGCGTGCGCCGCTCGGCGGCGAGCTGCTGCTCGGCATCGGCGCGCGCCTGCGCGGCGGCGGCGTCCAGATCGGCCTGGGTAAAGGTCTGGGTAGGCTTCGGGTCGGGCATCGGCGGATCTCCCGTGGGTGCGGTGAACTCGGGCATGGGTTCTGGGGGTTGGCGCAGCGCGGCGGCCTGCTCGGCCAGCGCCTCGATATCGAACTCGGGCGCATACCGATCGGCGGCCTCGATCCCGAACTTCTCGACGATGAGCTCGCGCAGGTTGCGCAGCGCCCGCGCGAGCAAGCTGGCGGTGGCCGCATCGTCGAGCACGAACTCGTGCGCCGCCGCCGCCTCGAACGCGACCGGCTGCAGGCCCGGGACCGCGGGCGCCGCGGCACCGAGCCAGCCGACGTGGCGCAGCCGATAGCCGCCGCCCTCGGCGGGATCGATGGCGATCGAGCGCTTGCGGAAGCGACCCTCGCGGATCAGGGCCTCGAACTGCGGCTCTACATCGCGGAATCGCGCGAGCAGCGAGGCACCGGAGCGCTTGAGCCCGGAGACCCACCCGTAGGCGGGATCATCGCTCTTGGGGTGGCCGACCACCGCGGGCGCGGGATCGGCCGCGTCGTGATGCGCGACGATCGAGTCGAGATCGGACTCGGAGAAGAACTTGCGCCGGCCGGCACTGTCGGTCTGCCAGCCGCCGCGGAAGATCTCGACCCAGTCCTGGAGGCCCGTGGCTACGCCCATGCTCGGCCAAGCATGGCCGAGCGCGGCACGTCAGGGCAGAGTGACGCGCGTCACAGAGATGGCGGGGAGCCTCTGATCTCAGGTGTGGTGGCGCGCCTCGGTGCTCGCCGACCCGGACTCCCCGCGCTATACCGGTATGCCAGGCGGACGCCGGGCGGACGCCGGGCGGCCTCTGCGGCGGGGATCAGGCGATGCGATGCTCGCGCCAGTCGAACAGATGCGCGAACAGTCGCTGCAGGG